GGTCTATTAATGGGTTTTATAAAGGTAAGATCGTGGTCTCAAGACCTCTTGGAAACGGTAGGACTATCGAAGAATACAAGAGAGAAATGGAACGGATAGTCATTCAAGCGATGAGGGACGGAATCCATCTCTCTAAAATTAAAAAGTTGGCGGTGGATGCGATGAATCTATATAGATACAATGAAACGATTAAAGAACCAACCGTCGAGGATAGAGATTTCATTATGCTTACTCTCCTTCTACTGATTAAATTCGGTGTGGTAGAGGAGGACGGAGATGGAGAAGGTCTTCTAATTATGGGACGTAAAAAACCTAGAAAATTTGATTTATTGTAGTAAATAAATATTACTTTAACAAGGAACTATGTCGGCAATCAATGATCTCCAGAATCTCGCTGGAAAGATTGAGGAACTGAAAGATAAACTAACCGATGAAGAGTATAAGGACCTCCTTGAACTCTCACATAAATATTACGACAAGGAGAAGGCGAAAGAAGAAAAGAAGAAACCGAGGATGTTCGTAGAATATATTGTAATTAAACCAGTCTGTAAATACGGCATCCGAGATGGTGCTGACGACGAAGACGGAGATGTGCTCGGTGAATTTGAAGGAGAAGACCACTTTTTCTTCGAAAATGAGGGTTTTAAACTTCATTGCTCTTTAGAACTAAAACAGGAAAAGAAACTAAAGGAAGTCAGGGAGGGATATCAGCATATGTTAGGCGAAATGGAAATGAACAAGGCGACGTATGATGTGTTGAAAGAAAAGGGACATATCATCAGTAAAGGGGCGACAATGATTTATGTCTCTACGAAAATCATAAACTAAATTAAACATTGAAATCCTCTTTCATCTACCCGAACCTCGGGGACTCCCTCGGGGACTGCATCCCCTTCATCTTCACTATAATCTATATCTTCCTCGTGTATCGCGGTTTCTATTTCATCCATTATGATCCGCTGGATGATTAAAGCCCATTCTGGTTTATCTTTCTCCTCGAGATATTTACCAATCAATATCAATTGTTCTATATCCATTTTATTCATTAATATTTTTTTTGTTTAAATGATATTTTAAAAACATAGTAGTAAATCTCAATTTATAGTAATAAAATGATAGTTTTGAGAATTTGTAAAAGTTTTCAATGAAAATAAAATTGTATAGAGCATATATAAATATTTTGGGATATGGTATTACTACTACTATAAAATGAAAACTACTACGTTTTTTATTGAAAGAGGTCTTTCGTATATTTTACCCTACTAAATTCGAATTCTGGATCTTCTAACTCTTGTGCTATTAACTGGTCTGATTTTTTTTTACTGTTTAGAAGATCTCCTACAACATCCATATTTGCCTGAACCTGTTGATCTACCCTGAAGATTATCGCTGAATTTAAATCACACCTAGCGGAAGTCCCGTCGGGCTCGTGGATACTACATCGAATCCTTGTAAGAACTCTATCTATCGTATTGGTGAAAGTAATCTGCCCCTGAAATCCATTAAGGAAATCTCCATAGGGATTAGCCTTGTTGGTTATCGCTACAATTGGAAGAGTTACTCCAGAGGTTGTCCCTCCTAAAACTTGATTCTCTCCTATGATATCAGATCTAATTGTATAATAAGGTCTTAGGGTCTTACTAGGTAATCTTTTAGCAGTTATATTTACTGATTCCGCTGGGCTGATTGTAATCGGTGGTAATATATATCTCGCACCTCTGGATGCGAAGGCAGGAGTCACGCCGACAGGGTTCAGAGGTTGATAAACCGATTGTGCAACAGAATTCATTTGATATTCTATAAGATCTCCTTCATCTACATTCGCATTCGTTGTAATGACATTGACATTATTTAAATCAGCATTCGCCCCCGAGGCTTTCAATCTAACTTGCCTCGAAGAAGTAGTATCTGGATTGTGGAATTGTTCGTATCTATATCCCATAATCCCTATAAGACTTTCATCCCAAGAATCTTCAGGGACAACCCAGTCTTCGATAAATAAACCAGACATCGCATCCATAATCTTCCAAGGTTCAACATTAGCATTCATAGAAGTATAAGTATTGATTGATGCTCCAGCGACTGCTCCACTAAATCCTTCCACATAAGCAGCAATCTCTGGACTATAATTTGTGTAAAGAGGTCTTTTATTAATTTTATAACATTTATCACCTGCGTTAGGATTGACAGGGAGAACAGTTCCATTATTATTATATCCAGCATATCCCAAATTACCAACGACTTCTGATGTATGAAAATCCCTTATTTGAAATCTCTGTTGTGTAGTATCATAATTGATTAGAGGATCATCTGCTCCCATATACATACCGAATTGATATTTATCTAAAAGATACATTGTTTCATATGCCGCCTGACTGAACCTATATATTTTGTTGTATTCATTTAATTTTGCTAGTCCATTTATGTTAGCATTACCATTATAAGGGAGTATCACGTGTGTTCCGTATGCGGTGAAATGATAATCAAAACCAAAAACTCTGCCGAAACCAGATCCTAATTGGTCTATTGGATCTCCTGGAGACGCTGAAGCGTTTTTATGAAATAAATAATCTGGTATTTTATCCCCCGTTTGACTGAACTGAAAACCTATTTTAAACACTCCCTTTGAGGTTTCAACCTTTCTCCCAAAACCATATGCTAATTGCTGATAATCAGAAGTTAAACTACCAGGAGGAGAAAAATATCCTATCCCATATTCTGTCTGTTGAACGTCTTTTGCTAATAAATTCACAGTATCTGGATTGAAATCAACAAATAAAGGAAATGATGTCTGCTGATCTGTATAAGCTGGATTATATAAATCATATCCTAAGGGAGGAAGTGCATCATTTCTAATATTAATACCGAAATTAAAAGGGATCCCACCAAATATCCCATTAGCATTGTCATATTGGTTAATATGAAAAAATCTTGTATTGGTCTCTCTAACTTTAATATCACTCTGCAGATAATCATCAAATAATTCTGGATAGATTGTCTGGGTATCAAAGAATTGCTTGAATTTTAATAAATTTTCATCACTCCAATCTATATTAGTTAAAAATACAGCATCACCTTTCGCTTGGGGGTGGCGAAATGATGTATTAAATCCCCCAGAAGCATTTAACTTCTTTCCTGCTATATATAATTCTGGTCTTTTCATCCCTATTATTTGATACTGTGATAAATAAGCAAAAGTCTTATCTATATCACTTGTCCCATCAGTCTTCCTAAATTCATCGTAATTTGTTCTTTCATATCCATTTGCTGTTGCGACATTATACAACCTATTCGCAGGAGTTTCACTCTTGAATGTAAATGTTTCCTTTCTAAAAACCGTGTTGGATACGTTAGAAGTGCTATATGTGAATGGTTCAAAATCTGTTCTTTCGATTAGTTCTTCGGTTAATTGAACCGCAAGGTCTGTTGGTGAATTATATCCTGGATTTGCTTTCAATGAAATTAAATTCTTTACTTGTATATAATCACCCAGAAGAGCTGGATCTCTTAATGATTCACATACAGCAGCACTTAGACCACTACTGATATCAGCAGGTAGAAATTTTCTCCTTGCTATTATATTCTCAAATCCCAATTCAAATCTATTCTGGGTCGTGCTGGTCGCAATAGCATTCTCTGACATAGTAACAAATGAACCATTCACAGATACAACCGACGCTCCGATATTGAAACCCAGAAGGGGTGATCCACTCTTAATCCGCTGACCAGGTAAAAGACCAGTTGTAGAGGAAGAGTGTGTAACTTGTAAAATAGGAGAACCAAGAGTAGAGATGCCTGATACAAATAAACTTGTATCTCCTGGATTATTATAAAATGTCTGTTGTCTTATGAAAAGTGTGAAACGACTTCCATCATTTTTTCCTGAAACTTTATATTCTGGTTGTGCTTTTCCTACATTATTGCCTCCCCAATATTTATTTGAAAGATCGGCACTACATCTATTTTTAACAGGTGGCGGCCATTGTGTCTGCCCCATATCACGATTACCACCAGCGATAGATCCCCCATCCCTCCTTTCATTCTGCCCCCAGAAGACGTGTGTCCCCGAAGCAGTCCATCGTCTCGGTAAGAAAACATAATTATCTATATTCGCACATTTGTAAGGACTGACAACAAGATTAACTGTATCATCCCTGATTCTTATATTTACTTTTTTATTAGAAGCATTCTGTAAAACATATTTGTGAGGGACCTCTTCATTTCTCCATAAATTTTCAAATTCAGTGACTTCTACATCAACTGAAGCATTTAATTCTTGTCCCTTGATTTGAATCTGTCCTGATTCAGCACCTATTTCTGACACATATGAAGAATGAACCGATATCTGGTCTCCAGCCTTGAGAACTAAACCTTGCCCCACCTTGTTCGTCCATTTAGAAGGATCTATATTATTATTCGCAATCCCTTCGTCGCTTTGAGAGCGAGGACACTCTATTAGAGTTGTCTTCGTGAAAGTGTTATCATTCATTTTATTTATGAATATAATAAAAAATAAAGTTAGTGAATATTAAATTAATTGACTTAGGCGTATGACATCTGGAAGATTCCATCACGGAGACTTGCAACCCTCATCACCTGCAGCCAGCATCGCATCGTGGATGCCCCTGGGACAGTTACACGAGTATCGTAGATTTCAATACCACGAGAATTTACCCGCTCTCCCTTGTTGAGGCGATAAGCAGTGTAGAAGAACTTCTGGCGGAGATCTCCCTGTGCCGAATAATCTTCGAAATTAACAGAACCCGAAGCACCGTCCAGAGTCTGGGCCAACTGCCCCTCACCACGATATAAATCACGGGAGATATACGGGACACGACCTTCCGACTGGAAGACGTTGTGATAATGGCGGGCATCATTGCTAACATCAATCGGGTAAAGGAAATTATCATTGTATTTTAGATTGGTAGTTACAGTTCCCACACCAGTCGATGATACCGTAGGTCCTTCAGCTACATAGACATTTAGAAGAGTATCCTCCCTGTCTGCCTCCGTGCCCGAGGCAACCGAACCACAGAATACTTTATTGACGATGCGACCAGCACCACCTACATTCTGGATTAGACCCGAAGAATATTCAGTTGCCGAGACAGTCCGCTTTACGAACTGATAATCAACATACTGGAAAGACATATTGGAATTCTGTTGGCGATACTGCTCCATTAAATCCTGAGGATAGAAAATATAATCTGCGATCAGTTGGCAATCACCACGGACAAGGACGGCATCCTGGGTAATCGTCGCACCTTGGGTTACAGAGATACGCTCCGAAGAAGTATCCGCTTCACGCTTGGTGAAAGTTAAATGAATGCTTACCTGCTCCTCCATCATAAAGAGCGGGAGCTGGTTAGTCTTCAGGAAGGGGAAAAGATCCGCTAACAGAATCGAATAAGTGGGTTTATTAACCTCTGCCTGATAATCATAAACCGTGCGACTCGGGAATAAATTTGTATCCTTCAGTGGGGGCACGGGCGGAGAATCGGCGCCAGCAAGTAAGAGACCTTTACCATTATCAATCTGGATGGATTTAGCTTCAGTGAGACTTTCGGTATTGGAAGCACTGTTGGAAGCATTCTGGAAAGGTTCGGAGCGTCCAGTGAGGACAGGGGCAATTGTCATCATACGACCCGAAATAACACCCTCACGTTCCTTAATAGCATCAGGAGGGAGGAAGGTGGTCTCGTAGGCGGCGAAATGATTGTAGTCCTCAATTTCACATACAGTCTTCGTGCCGACACGGAGAGCAGCACGCTGGATTAGAGAATGAACTCCCACACCAGCGGGGAAGAAGGCACGATCACCAGTAGTAGGACCTACATTGCCGTCAGTGGAGAATGTGATTCGCGAATTCGAATGTAGGATGCCCTTGTTATCAAGGACGAAGCGGGCTTCGCTTTCAGAGAAGATTACTGGATCTAGGATGTCTGTAGTTACACCTATTGCTGTGTCAGTAGCGACAGAGCCAATGCGAACGAGGTCGGGGATCTGCGAGGATTGCGGTTGCGATGGGGTCTCCATAATTATATGATATTATGGAATAAAAAAAAGTAAAGGTTATTTTAAAATATGGATTTATAAGACTGCGAACAAATCTAATTAGTGTGGGATAATAATTAGAGATTACTACGTCATATAAATTTATCTATTTACTTCATAACTTGGATGGAACCACCCGAGGAGACTACGGTCTGTCTTGAATGGACGAACAGAAAGACCGCATTGGGGTGATCACTTGTTAATCCTAACTGTAACTGCATTCCGAAGGGAACCTGGGAGAAGTCAAGACCGCTGTTGCTAATTCCATCATAACTTACACCAATTCCGTATGCCGACCCACCATCAATGATATCCTTAGCCTGTGCGAAGTTCGTGCCGTAATCAATATTACGGAAGGCACTCGGCGTAACCGAAGTTCGGGCAATCTTAGCGAACTGCATCACAGCATTCATATAATTGCGAACAATCTGGGCGTCTGCCGTTTCATTATCACGACCCGCCTGATCCTTCTGGAGAGTATCAATATTATATTCTAATGGGACTCGCTGCCCTGCTCTGGTGAATACAAGCTGTTCTATCTGTGCCTTGGTCGCATCGCTGTTAGAGAATCCAAGGGTCGCAAGACCATCTCTCGTTAGAGAATTAATATGGGAACTTGGAACAACATTCATAAATGCCCCTAGGACAGATTTTAGACCAAGGTTGAAATTCAGGGTAGCATTGCGAGAGTTGATAGTATTGTAATAGGAACTGATGGAATTATAGACGAAGGTATTGGTGGATTGAGGCTGGAAATCATCATCTGGTCGCTGGACTTCACAGATTAGACGAACATTCGATAATTCATAGAAAGCATCAAGTAATTTAGTGGGAGAGTTGTCCGCAGAAAATAAAACATTCTGGTCTGGAGACAACTGAATCTCAATCATTAGACCACCGACACCCCAATCATCAGAGAGAGGGATTGGTTCTTGACCCATAAAGAGTCCTGAAACAAGGGGAATACAGAAAGAGTTCGGGGAAGTTCCACCCGAAGCAGATGCCGCCTGGGTATTCGTAATGACTCCTAACTGCTGGGCTTTGTAGTTAGGGAAACGAAGGGCAGTCTCGTAGGCGTGGCAAGCGAAGTCGTGCTGACTCTGGGTTACGCTGAGGTATGAAGACATCATACGATTGTGGTGGTTAATTGATTCTATGGTCTGAGAAGATCTCTGGGAGAAAATAGAAAGAGTATCAATTACAGAATAAACACCCAGACGTTCATTCATACGGATTCCATCACTCTCCAGAGGAATAACAGTATCATTCTTTTTTACGGTTAATTCACCACACAGGCGAACAGAACCAGGGACAATAAATCGATCCTGTGCTCCAATCAGGAGCTGAATCGTCGGTTGTCCGTTCTTGTAGGATAGTTTTCCATCGGAAGTGATGTTGCTTGGTGTGATCTCTAAATGCTGGTTTGACATAGTCTTATGAAATACATTAGAAATTAATTTTAGGAGCATTTTAAAAATTTTATTGTCAATAATAAAATGCCGAGAACGAAAGAAGGAAAACCAGTTTTAAATAAACCGTTTAAGGGAAAATCAACTCCGAAGGGTAAGAAGTTATCTGTGTATGTGAAAGCAGACACAAAAAAAGGTTATAAATTAATTCACTTCGGGGCAGCGGGGATGGATGATTGGAGATCGGGGAAAGCAACGAAGGAACAGAGAAAAAGTTTTAGAGCAAGGATGGCTGGGATTAAAAGGAAGGATGGGAGTCAGGCGATAAAGGATAAAAGTTCTCCTGCCTACTGGGCGTATAATTACCTCTGGTAGATTTATTCTTCATCTGGATCATCTGAATCTTCTTCGCTTTCGCTTTCATCTACAATATTAAGATCAAACTGATATCCATCTGTTTCCCATTCAATATCTTCAAGTTGCCCGTTAATCTCTTTTAGTGCGTCCTTGTATTCTTGTGTGACGATTTCATTCCACTTATCAATACACTTATGACCCCAATCACGCTTGATAGTGAAACCATCCTCAACTTCTTCAAGATCCGCTGTAATACATTCAAACATATTCTTAATGATGTCTTTCCTCGCATTACCCTTCATTTCAAGTTCGAAGATTGTTTCTTTCAGTCCTTTAACAATGTCCCCGCGAATATCGTAATCCCATTCCAGTTTCTTGTTCTCTTCTTTTAGTTTTTCATTCTCTTCTTGGAGGTCTGCTATTTCTACCTCTTGAAATTTCAAGAGTGTTCCTTCCTTGAGTTTCTTGTTTTCTTCTTTTAGTTTCTTGATCTCTTCTTGAAGTTTCAGTATTTCTTGTTTCATTCCGTCAATTACCTTCGACATAATTTCCCTTTGTTCTTCCGCATACTCGGTTAGTTTCTTGTTCTCCTTTTTCAACTTGATATTCTCACCGAGATTACGGCAGGCCTCTTCTTGCCAGACTTGGAGAGCACCACTCCCAGTCGTGTCCTTCTCTTTGAGTTCCTCCACTTCTTCTTGTAGTTCCTTATACACCTCTGAACCCTTAACCCAATCATCATATTCAGATGTGTTTTCATAGACATACCGAATAGCATTCTCTTCTGTCAATTGTTCTCCTTTTAGTTTCTTGTTCTCCCCTTCAAGAAGCTTTACCTTTTTCTGATACTCGACAATCACGTTCTCGGAATAGACTGTTCCAGTGTGAGACATTGTGATAGTTGTTGTTTTTTTTTCTTTTCTTGTTAAAGTGTAATAAATACCTGTTAGCAACAATCAAATTTTCTAGGTTTTTTAACCGATATGTTGAAGAGGGTTGTGAGACTGATTCGCCAAGATCCCGAACTGGGCGAAACCCTGAGGAGCAACCTGAGGAGGAGGTTTAGAAGGAGGAGCATCCTTCGCATCTGTTGATTTTTCCTTTTCATCCGCATCAATTGAAGAGAGAGTGGAGGTCGTGGCGGCGGCAACATTAGCGGCGGCGGCAATAGGGGCAAGTGCTCCCCCAGTGAAGACGGCTGCTACGTCTAAGAGTCCCGCTCCAATTGTAGCAAAATTACCTATATCCTGACCGAGATTCTGTTTCACGGTATTCCCAGCTGCGTCTTTCGTATTAAATATATTTCCTGTATTCCAGAGATTATCGATATCCTGAAGAGTCGCCATCCCTGCTGAAGCAACCCCAATACCAGTTGCCCCTACCTTCGCAAACCCTTCTGCGACTTCACCTCCCCCACCAGCAACAGATAAAATATTACCAACTATCCCTTCAAGACCTCCTGCTTCCTTGGCAGCGACTGCCCCTTCACCGAATAATTTAGTTCCCTCACCCGCAGCCTGAAGAGACCTTAATCCCTCTGAAGCCGCCTGACCCACAGTCCCACCTCCTCTTAAACTGGAGACTACTTCTGCCCCTGCTCCACCAATCCCTTTCACAGCAGTTGCTATTTTAGGAACGGAAGCCGCATCGGATTCAGCATCACTTTTAAGATCTGAATCTTCTTTACCCGTATCCAATTTTTTTAATGTTTGGAAAGCGGTTCTAGAGTTCTTCCAGTTCGCCTGGCGGACTTCATTCATATCGAAAGCGTGCTGACTCAATTGCGTCTGCTGTGCGAATGCTTGCTGGTGTGCTCCATAAAAGTCTGACATTTCTTATAAATAATAACATATATAATTTTTATTCGGGGGAATTTAAAATTTTAGATCCTTCTGCGACAAGTGTCTCAAAGTTGCGATATGCTTTTGGAGGATTAGACTGGAAATCCATATGAAGGAAATCATATCTATTGGGAGTCGCCTGTGCGTATATCTTCAACCAGTTATCCGCTCCCCCGAATACATCCCCATATTCTTCAGCCATTTTACCCAGTTCTTTCTGGTTAGGGAAAGGAGATCCTACAATTACATTCGTCGCATTCTGCCTAATGATAGGAGAACACGCCCTAAAATTCTGGGAACTGATAATTAATAGTTTTATATTAAAGTGGCGATATCGGCTACATAAGTGGTTGATCTTCGCCTCCCTACGGATTGAGCCGAGGCAATCGTCCAGAACGACGGCGATTTCAGGTTGTTCTTCTTTATCATAGGATTTTTGGGTCTTCACAATTCCTTCTATAATACTATCATCATAATGGTCGTGTGTGTCGAAGGCACGTTTCAAGAAACGAGATGTGATATCATTAGCAATAGTATTTGATATGATAGTTGTTGAATCGAATCTTTCTTGGGCGTCGTAGAATTTATCATTGAGAAGCATATTTGAAATTAGCGTGCTCTTCCCTGTGCGAACAGGACTGACAAGCAGACATAGTGCTCCACCACCGAATCCATCGACCTGAGGGAGGTTTGGATGGAGAGGTGGATTATTTGTTTTCAGTGGGTCAGGGTCTTTTACAGCTATCACTTTTGGACCAGGGGTTCCTTCCATATTGTTTATCAATATCTTTTATTTTAATTTTATTATAATACTTTTAAATTAAATGAAGCAATCGCTCCATACATCCTTCTTTAATGCTCGATTGATTTCGTGGAAGACCTTCGCATCGTGCTTCGCCTTCGCTTCCGCTTTCTTCTTTAATTCTTTCCTTTGTTTCCTCAATACTTCTACACGATTCACTGACTGCTCTACCGCCCTTGCGACTGCATCATCCAGATCCGCCTGTGAATATCCCTTTTCAATAATTCTATCCTTTTCTACAATTTGAACTTGTTTCTGGGGCAATTCTTCTTCGATGGGAGTCTCTAATTTTTTACGAAGTTTCTTACGTTCTCTATCCCTCACGGCTTCAACGAGTTCTTTATCTGATTTCTCTTTTTTTATTTTTTCTTCCTTTTCTAACTTTTTACGTAATCTTGTTTCTTTCGCCTTCTCTCGACCCCTCGCTAATCTCTCAAGTTGTTCCGCACTCGCAGGACCTCTTTTCTTTCTGGTTTGTTTGGGTTTCTTTTGGGGGATAATAGGTTCTTCGGGTTCTTTCATAGATTCTGGATCTAAAATTGTTTTGACCTTGGGTGCCGAGAAGATCTCTTCCTGAGGAATCTTTCTACGTTTCACAGGTTCAGGAATAAGTTCTTCTTCTTCTTCTTCTGTTTGTTCTTCCACTTCGTATGAAAGTTCCTCACGCTCTTCTATATCCATCTGCTCTTGGATAATTTCATCTGTGAGAGGCTGGGGTTCTTCGGGAGGAGGAGGCATAACAACATCGGCAAGGTAATCAGTCATTTATATTTCATAATAAAATTATTTTATGACTAACTTTTTAAAAATAATGATTAAAGGGGATTAATTTACTTCCTTTTTCTGATATGGAAGACGATCTGGGTGTCGCCAGTCAATGAAGCAGTCTCTTTTTCAAATGGATCTACTATCTGAACCTGAAGACTATTCAATATAATAGGATTAGGATTATTTAATTTGATATATGTCTTTTCTCCTGGTTCAAAGTATAGAGCACCATATTCTCTTCCATCATTGGAGAACTGGGGCAACTGATAAATGATTTTAGAAAGTCCTGCCTGTGCTCCATTGAATGATTTGTGTGTGAGACCTGGGAGACGAATGAAACTAGATAGAGCTGTCTTTTCTAAGGCGAAGACACTCGTGAATGTAACAACATTACTATCATCACCTGCTACAAATCCTATACCAGATTTACTACTGATGATTGCTCTATCAGGGAAACCTAGACGACCAGACATATCAGGGAATCTTTGTCCTGCTATTAATGTATCAAGAGGATCAGGAGAAAATTTATTCATTGTAATTATGTGGGCGTAATCTACTCCTGCCGCTGAATTCAATCCTGCGAAAACGAAAGGTCCGAATGCTGCTGCCTGTTGAGAATTTAATTTGAGATAAGAACCATCACATTTGAAGACTGCGTTTTGTAATGAATCTGATGCTAATTGTCTGTCTCCTCTGGCGTGGATAAAATCTAATGTGGATAAAGCATCCACCGATTCATTTGAAAACATATCATCTCCAGGATAATATCCTGCAGCCGATGGAGGACTTGCTATATAGGTTGGTGAATCATAAGAAGTATCTGTCCCTGTATAATTACTATCAAAGGATGTTACTGTAATAGCACCTATCCCTAAATTTATCATAGGATAGAGAGCATATGATGTTGAACCGATTGGATTGAAAGTCTTGCCGACTGCCCCTGCCGAAGAAAGATTAGAACCTAAAATCTGATCATATGTTGTTTTGCCTTTCAGTTTGAAATAGAGATTTATTTGATCTCCAAGACCCTCGAATCTGACACCATCATAGGAAGCAGAGAATGTTGTCTTTGTCATTTTAGATCCAGTAACAGCACCTCCGCTACTCCAATATTCTATTTCTTGAAGTCTGCTTACGAGACCATCACCCCCTGCCCCCTGCTGTGCGACCCTATGTGCGATTGTGATCTTTTCTTCCGAATCCTGTATAAATACATAATCATAGGTTTCATAAGGTCCTCTAATGCTTGAAGTTCCATCATAGGAAAGAATACCAGTATTGTTATATTTATTCGCCCAAGTATTATTATCTAAATTATAGATCCCTCTGTATCTCCGAGTTTTCTCTTGGGTGGTAGAAGAAGCATTTGTGTCTGCTCGTGTAGGGTCTTCAAATTGAATCTGGGGTCTAGATAATCCAACAGCGAATGGAGCTCCGTTCGCCGAACCGATAGTGAAATCAAATTTACCCTGATTGAGACAGAAGGGTCGCCCAGTAAGCATCCCAACACAAGAAGCATTATGAAAACCAGTCGCTGGATTGCCTGTTCGTGAGAATACACCAGTCCCAGAATTCCAAGTGAAAGCATCGCTCGGTTTAATCGCATCATTCCCTGGGGTCTGTTGTCCTTTTCTGAAATTAGAAAAATTAGCAATATTAAAGACTGCTTGTTCTACTAATGATGCCGAGACATCAATGTTGCTCTTGCCCCTATCTGTGAATTTAATTTGAACTCCTTCTTCTTGAAATGTAGCATTAGGATTCACTATCACCGATGCGTTTCCATAGATTCGAGGATCGTCGTATTGGGCGTTAAAATCTTTTGTTAATTGATCCACAAAAGATTCAATGCTGTATGTTCCCTTTTTCGGTTTAATAGTTCTGGAGATTGATAGAAGTTCATTGTATTCATTTCCAGGTCCAAGGACATCTGGATTTAATCCGAAATAATGACAGAAGAAAGATTTTGCCCCTATTGTTATATTTCCTGTTCTCTGGATCTTCACACTATCCACGGCGATCTCTGAATCAGGTTCAATTTCAATTGGAGAGCGAAAGAAGTTCTGGAAGTTAGAAGGACGCTGGCTGGTAGATTGCGTTTCGTCTTCATTGAGACGCGAGGTTGCTATAATCAATGACATATTTTATAAAGACAACATATAAAATATTTTATGTGTTAAAATTAAAAAATGAATAAGCGAGCAGTCCAACGGAATAAGAAGAAACCTGAACGTAAAATGAAAGAGTGTGAATCTTCTCCTTGTGGTGAAACACAATTCAAGGTAAGAGAGTCTGTTGAAAAGAATAAGAAAATAAAACCAAAGGAGGTCTTCGGATCTAATTATCAAAAAAAGAAAGAGAAAAAGAAAGGATATTGAATTG